GGCAAACCGTGGTCTAAACCAATGGACCATTGTTCAAAGAACACAGGCTCTGACACAAGGAACGGGCAATTACGCTTTAAATAACGATGTTATCGACGTTTTATCGGTAATTGTGCGCCGTAGCGGAACTGACTATTCTTTAGATCGTCTTAGCCGAGACGAATATTTGTCTATTCCGAACAAAACTACTGAAGGAAGAGCAAACCAGTTTTTCTTGGATCGGCAGGTCACGCCAGAATTAAAACTGTGGCCGGTTCCCGAGAATAGCACGGATGTTGTAATTTACGATGCTCTTACTCGCATGGATGATGCGGATACGTTTATTAACACAATGGACATGCCGTTTCGTTTTTATCCGTGTTTAGCCGCGGGATTAGCCTATTACATAGCGGTAAAAAGAGCTCCAAACAGAGTTCAGCTTTTGAAGGCTATTTATGAGGAAGAGTTTGAACGGGCCGCAACAGAAGACAGGGATCGTTCGTCCTTTAACGTAGTGCCGCAATACCAGTATTTTAGGACCACTTAATGGCAAAGTTTGCAAGCGGTAAAGATTCCTACGCTATTTCAGACCGATCCGGTTTCCGGTATCGGTATAAAGACATGCGTAAAGAATGGAACGGCTTGCTAGTAGGAAAAGACGAGTGGGAGCCAAAACATCCGCAGCTTGGTCCTTTTCGTAAAGTTGTTGATGCAGAGGCTTTAAAAGACGCACGGCCGGATATAGTAGAGCCGTTTGATGTATATGTAGGGATTCCAACAGTAGAGGCACCTAATTTGCTGCCACCGCAAGGTTTTGGGCAAGTTGGCATGGTTACGGTGACAACATGAGTTTTACATACGCTGAACTACAGCAGGCTATTCAAGATTACACGGAAAACGACGAAACCACGTTTGTTAACAACATTCCTGTGTTTATTAGAAATTCGGAAGAGCGTATTCTCAAAAATGTGCAGCTTAGTTTGTTTCGGAAAAATGTCGCAGGAGCCTTGACAGCTTCAAATAAGTTTTTGGCCTGCCCGTCAGATTTCCTTGCGCCGTATTCCTTGTCATACACAGATGCGAGCAATGACGCTAATTTCCTTGATTTTAAGGATGCGGACTATGTGCAGCAGTTTAATCCGGACCCTACGACGGAAGGCGGTCCGCGATATTATGCTGTTTTTGATATAACTAACTTTATTATTGGGCCGACACCGGATGCAAGCTACGCGGTAGAGTTGCATTATTTTTATCGCCCTGCCAGTTTGACAGCGGGTGCAGGAACTGGAACTACATGGCTCAGTGAAAATGCTGAGCTAGCTATGCTGTATGGCAGCTTAATGGAAGCTTATATATTTATGAAGGGCGAACCAGATATGCAAGCGCTGTACGAAAAGCGGTTTAGTGAGTCTATTATGGGTCTGAAGATGTTTGGGGAGTCTAAAGAGGTAACCGACGAATATCGGACAGGAAAGATAATTAGGCCGAAACAATGATAAAAGCTTTAGAAGTAGACATCCCTGCGGATTACAAAGTTTTGGTAGAGACCACCGAGAAACGAGGGTTTACGCCAGAAGAGGTTGCAGAACGCTGTGCAGACAGGATCATTCAAATATCGGACACCGCTCATCCGGGCATCCGCGACCAAGCTCATGCGTTTAGACAACATATAGTCAAGGTTTTAGCTTTTTACATGCGTGAAGCAATAAAAAGTGATAGAACTACAACATATAACGCCCTATCAGAGGCAGGTTATAAAGAACTTGCTGAACAACTAAGGAGACTGTGACATGGCATTTACGGGCAATTTTATGTGCACCAGTTTTAAGCAAGAGCTTTTGACTGCAACGCACGATTTCACAACCAGCACTGGTAACACTTTTAAACTAGCGCTCTACACGAACAGTGCATCTTTTGATGCGTCAACAACAGCGTATACCGCAACTAACGAGGTTGCTGGAACCGGCTATTCAGCGGGTGGGGGCACTTTGACTAATGTTACCCCGACAACCAGCGGAACAACAGCTTTGACAGATTTTGCTGATTTGACGTTTTCTTCGGCTACTATTACGGCGAGGGGCGCACTTATTTATAACGACACCGCAGCAGGAGACCCCTCTGTAGTTGTTCTAGATTTTGGTGCGGACAAAACATCTACCGCTGGTGATTTTACCATTGTTTTTCCAACGGCTGACGCAAGCAACGCGATTATCCGGATAGCCTAACTATGGCAGACGTTATCGTTCCAATAGGCGGCTGGGGCCGCTCTGGTTGGGGCGAAGGCCCGTGGGGGCAAAGCGGTTTTCCGTTTTCCACCGCATCTGTCGGCGCTGTCACAGTCACCGCAGAAGCAAACGCTCCTGTAACGGGTTTGCAGGCTACGGGAAACGTAGGAACTATTACAGTAGTTGCCGAAGCTAATGTAAACGTAACCGGCGTATCGGCATCTGGCGCGGTTGGCACTACAACAGTAGTTGCCGAAGCCAATGTTTTCCCAGCAGGGGTAGAGGCTACTTCTGGTGTTGGTACAGTAGCCGTAGTTGCCGAAGCCAATGTAAATGTAACTGGGCTATCGGCTACAGGCGCTGTTGGCGCAGCCGCAGTAACAGGTGACGCTACTGCCCCGGTAACAGGTTTGTCGGCATCTGGTAATGTTGGGGCGGTAACGGTTAACGCGGCGGCTAATGTTTCGGTAACCGGGCTTTCTTCTACGGGTCAGGTGGGTACGGCTACTGTTAACGCGGCAGCCACTGCCCCGGTAACGGGGTTATCCGCATCCGGTAATGTTGGGGCGGTCACTGTTGTAGGAAAAGCTAACGTCGTCCCAACGGGAGTTGCAGCTACGGGAGTCGTAGGCACCGTAGATGTCACTTTTGGCATTACTATTTTCGCAACGGGAGTTTCTGCGGCAACTGCCGTTGGAACAGTAACCACGACCGCTGCTTCAAACGTGTACCCCGCGGGTATCGCAGCGACTGGAAATGTAGGACAGGTCTTAGTTTGGGGAACTATTGTGCCAAATCAAAATGCAGGGTATAATACGATCAGCCCAAGTCAGACGCCAGCTTGGTCAGACGAAACTCCGTCACAGACACCGGGTTGGGGTCAAATAGCAGCTTAGAAGGGTTAAAAGAATGGCAAGCACATATACGGTTAACATTGGTATTGAGAAGCCGGGGACCGGAGATCAGTCGGGTACTTGGGGCAACACCACCAACACCAATTTTGATATTATTGACCAAGCGACTAATGGTGTTGCTACGGTCACGTTAGCTGCTGCGGGCACTTCGGGTTCACCCAACACGCTGTTAATTAACAATGGCGCACTGTCTGACGGGCGCAATCGCTTTATTGAGTTTAATGACGGTGCGGATCTAGGCGCAACAGCTTATGTGCAGCTTGATCCAAACGATGCCGAAAAGATTGTACACATCCGCAACAGCTTGTCTGGTTCGCGCAGCCTTATTCTTTTCCAAGGGACTTATAATGCTTCAAATGATTTTGAGGTGCCAAACGGCGCTGACGTTTTAGTCAAGTTTGATGGTGGCGGCACGGGAGCAACGGTTACTGACGTAAATGTTAATTTAACTCCTACTAAACTTACTACAGGTGACCTTGACGTTGACAACATCAACATCAACGGCAACACCATCTCAAGCACCGACACGAACGGTAACATTACCCTTGCACCTAATGGTACAGGGGTTGTGGCTGTCACTGGTAATGGAACTGCCACAATAACGACATCTTTGCAAAACCCTTTGCGATTAACCTCTTCTACAGGTTATTCAAGGTTGCAACTAGATAACAGCGCAGACTTAGACGCTTACTCTGGTGTTGCATCTACGGGACAAGCGTTGTTCTTTGAGACTGCCGCAACGGAACGTATGCGCATCGACAGCAGCGGTAACGTTGGCATTGGGACGGCTTCGCCTGTTTACGCAATTACAGCATATCGTCCTACTAGCGTGGCTTCTTACGTTGTGGGAGAAAACGGTTCGGGCGTAAAAACAGCCATTGGAGTTGCGGGTGATAATGGTTCACTCTTGGGTACTTTGAGTAACCACGATTTACGAATTACTTCTGCCGGTGCGGAACAGATGCGCATCGACACCAGCGGCAACGTGGGCATTGGGACAGCTTCGCCAGCAAGTTATGGTCGTCTTGGAGTAATGACACCAACAGCCAACTTTGGTTATTTTGGCATTGGCAATTCTGTTGGCGGCGGTGGTGGTGTCAATATTGGAAGTTACTACGGCACTACAAAAATAAGCTATATTGACACAGTTCTGGAAAACGGAACGCCTTCAAGCGAACAGTCACGGCTACAGTTTGCAACAATTTCTGGAGGAACTTTAGCAGAACGTATGCGCATCGACCACATCGGTCAAGTTGGACTTTCTGGAAGTACGACATCGTTTAACACAACTGGTTCAGTTAACGGTTTACAACTTCATTACCAAACCAGCAGTGGGCAAGCAACTATTGGCTCATATAGTGCTGGCGGTGGTACAGCATTAGCATTTCACACAAATACTGGTGGTGGTGCTTCAACCGAAGCCATGCGCATCAACAGCAGCGGCTCCGTGGGCATTGGGACAACAAGTATTACCTCACCTTTTGTCGTTAATACTGCTTTTAACTCAGGCTATATTTCTCAGTTTGTAAACACTGGCACAGGTGCAGACCCAAATGGAGTACTTATCCAAGCAGGGGTTCTAGATAGCGCTTACATTTTGCGTTTAACGAAGCAAGATGCAACTGATGTGCTTGCTGTCAGAGGTACCGGCAGAGTAGGCATTGGGACGACTTCACCGCAATCATACATCAATTCTAGCACTAAAGTGCTGCACCTCAAGCAAGACAGCGCCAACGGCTCTGGCGTTGTTATGGAAAGCGATAGCTGCATTACAGAAATCCTTTCTGGTAGCAATGCCTCGTATTTCTATAACTACACATCCGACCCAATGATTTTTGGCACAAACAACACAGAACGACTCCGCATCGACAGCAGCGGGCGGGTTGGAATTGGGACGAGTTCGCCAACAGGCAACGCAAACGGAAGTGCTTTAGTTTTAGAGGTACATAGTTCTGGCGCAAATCCACCAGAGATTTTGGCAGGAGGTCAAAACGCAGAGATTTCTATAGCAGGGGGTAGTGGTGCAAGTTATCTATGGAGTACCGGCGCATACCCTTTAATTATGGCAACTAATGCTACAGAACGCCTCCGCATCGACAGCAGCGGCAATCTGCTGGTGGCAAGTTCAACAAATGTTGGCACGGCAGACCATAAGGTTTCTATTCAAAAAGGTACTTCTGGTCGCTGTCTGGGGTTGGGGACAACCCTTACCAGTGCAACTATTATGATGTCGTTAGTCAATGGTAACGGAACAGTTGGGTCTATCCAAACCAATGGAACATCCACATCATATGTGACATCCTCAGACTACCGCCTAAAGACCGCAGTTGAATACGATTGGGACGCAACCACACGCCTAAAGCAACTCAACCCTGTTCGCTTTAACTTTATTGCTGACGCAGATACCACTGTTGATGGCTTCCTTGCCCACGAAGTGCAGGACGTTGTTCCAGAGGCAATCAGCGGCACGAAAGACGGTATGCGTGATGAGGAATACGAGGTCACACCAGCGGTGCTTGATGAGGATGGCAACGAAGTTACACCAGCCGTGATGGGTACACGTTCAGTGCCGGATTATCAGGGCATTGACCAGAGTAAGTTGGTGCCACTATTAGTAAAAACCATCCAAGAACTTGAAGCCCGTATTGCGGCACTAGAAGCCAACTAACAGGAGAAACAAATGGCTAACACATACACATGGGATTTCCCAACATTAGACACAGCCCCTTCTGAAGATGGCTTGTCAGACGTAATCAAAACAATCCACTGGCGCATCACCGCTGTCAGTGACAGTGAGCAAGACGCAGATGATAATTATCTGTCAGCATCAGTGTACGGCACAGCGGCCCCTGAACTAGACCCAGATAACTTTGTAGCATTTAACAGTGTGACAAAGGACTGGTGCAAAGAGAAGGCGCTTGCTTCACTGGGTCAAACAGAAGCTGACTTACAGGCAAATCTGGACACCCAGATTGACAACCTTGCTAACCCACCTATTGTACAAAAAGTACCTTCTAGCTGGAGCGCGTAATGACTGAAAAAAACAATGTAATAACCATTAACGGCAAGGAATATGAAGAGTCCACTATGGACGGTCAGCAGATGTATCTGATTAACCAGATCCGTGATCTGCAAGACAAGGCGGCGTCTCTTCGTTTCCAGCTTGACCAAGTACAAGCCGCACAAGATGTCTTTACAAACGGTCTAATCGCATCAGTAGAAGAAAGCGATGAAGACGAAGTAGCTATAGCGAACTAATGTCATATGCCATTAACCAAACTGCAATTCAGACCGGGTGTTAACAGAGAGACCACCTCATATACTAATGAGGGCGGATGGTTTGACTGTGATAAGGTTCGTTTTCGGTTTGGTACGCCTGAAAAGATAGGCGGCTGGGAAAAGCAGTCGTCAAACAGCTTTTTAGGTACGTGTCGTGCGTTGCACCCGTTTGTAGCACTTTCTGGGGAGTCCTATTTAAGCGTAGGTACGCACCTGAAGTATTACATTAACGAGGGCGGCGCTTACAACGACATCACACCCCTCCGTGAAACAACGGCAGCGGGTGCGGTGACGTTTTCGGCTACTGACGGGTCTTCCACAATCACCGTGACAGATACAAATCACGGTGCATTAGAGAATGACTTTGTGACATTTAGCGGAGCCGTAA